TTAAACGAGATCCAGTTATGTGGGCAAAATCATTTATTCAAATCTATAATATTGATTTAGATAAATATGCCCCTTGGACTCCACGTTGGTATCAAGCCGAAATGCTTCGTGATCGAAGTCTTCGTAAAGTATTCCGATGTGGCCGTCGTTGTGTAACTGGTAATCTTAAAATACAAGATCCAGAAACAGGATTATTTAAAACTGTAAAACAATTATTCGACGAGAATAAAGAATTTAATATTCTTGCTCTCGACGATAATTATCAAATCGAAATAGCGCCGAATGCTAAAGTATACGATAACGGTATTAAACCAGTATATCGTATTACGACAAATACTGGTCGCACATTCGATGCCACCGATAACCATCCATTCTTAACGGAATTAGGATGGCTAGAATTAAAAGATTTAACGGTCGGCGATAATATCGCTATTCCGATGCATCTTAATTATTTCGGTAGTGATTCTATCGAAGAATCAGAATTAAGATTAATGGCTCAGAAGCTAAATAAAGATACGTCTTCTGACAAGTCAATTCCGAAAGAAGTATTTTCTTTAAATAAAGAATCGGTGTCAATCTTTGTTTCTGAACTAATTAAAGATGCATATAAAGAAGAAGACGAAGTCCCGATTAATAGGTTATATTGTTCCGAATCAGGTCAGTTAGCATATCAGTTAGCTCACTTATTAATGAGATTCGGTATCGTCGTAAAAATCGTTAAAGAACGAAATTCTTATTTTTTAGGATTCGTCGACAAGAAGAAATATAATCGAATTAAAAATCATTCCCATAAGAATATGTTCTCTGTTTATTATTCATATAAGTTCCAGCCAATGACCGATAAACTTAATAAGATGTTTTTATCTTATTTAAAATATCATGAATTAGGAAAAACTAATTTTGAATATTTAAAAACAGGGCGATTAACACTTGAAGAATATTTAGAATCTAAAACTATTAATAAGGCTGAGGCAAAAGAACTTGCCGAGCATTTAGGTTTTGAATCGATCGAAGATATTCTTAATGGCGATATATTCTGGGATCCGATTGTATCGATTGAATATCTTGGTGAACAACAAACATATGATGTTTCGGTGCCACGCTATCGTAACTTTATTGCTAACGATATTATTTCACATAATACCGGCAAAACAGAAACGATGGTAGTTGAAGCATTGTACAATGTTTTTACTCGTAAGAATTTTATTCATATGTTTGTAACGCCATATCAATCACAAGTTCGAATGATCTTCGATAATATTCGTCAAAAAATCGACAGTTCTGCTCTTATTAAAAAAGAAGTAGTAAGAGCTACGACAAATCCATATCTGTTTGAATTTTCAAACGGTTCCAAAATTGTCGGTTTTACGACAGGTGCTGGATCTGGTATGAGTGCTGCGTCAATAAGAGGATGGCGGAGTGATTGGATTTCAATGGATGAAATGGATTATATGGGTGAAGGTGATTTCGATACTGTATATGCTCTTTGTATGGAACGTGATACAATTGGATTAACGTGTTCATCTACACCGACTGGTCGTAGATCGAAATTTTTCGATATATGTACCAAGAAGGAACTCGGGTTAAAATAGCCCCATTATTAAGTAATTAATAAATGTAAATCTTTTGAATTGCTGGAACGCCCTTATGGGTAATCAGCAGCGAAATCTTATTTTTTTTAATAAGAAACGTTCAACGACTATCCTTATGATGAGGAGTAGGGCCAAGCGGCTCGAAGCGGAAGGTATCCTTTATTTAAAAAGGATAATGATATAGTCTGAGCTATATAGAAATATATAGAAGGTTATGAGTAGCGATCATAATCGCAACAAAACTGTCACTGAGCACTATCATCCGACACAACATAATCCTATGTGGTCTGATGCAATGGAAGAAGAATTCAGAAACACATATGATCAAAATGCTTATACACATGAAGTATTAGCAGAGTTTGGTGTCGAAGAAGCTGGTGTATTCGATAAAGATAAATTAGAAGCAGCCACTCGCATAGATAATTATACTTATTTCGACAAAGAATTTTATAAGCCGGTATGGCCGGACTTAGACGATTCTAACGTAAAAAAAGTTCATATTCTTCCTCCGGGAAGAAGAACGTATACTCCCAATCCATTTAGAACGATAGGCGTGGACTGGGATAAAGCACAGGCTCCAACATCGATTCTGGTGTTAGAGTATGATCCTTCATTTAATAAATTTAGAATTATTAATCGTACCGAAATTGAGTCCTCAGAATTTACATTTGATAAGGCCGTGAAAAAGATTATAGATATGAATGCTATCTATAATCCTAGCTATATTTATATAGATCGCGGTTCTGGTAAATATTTGCCCTTTATATCGTAAGTGAATTATATGATATAAACGTAGTGCGGTATTAAGCGAGAAGCCTAAGTTAAATAATTAATATGGTAACTCGAACCGAAGGCTTATTTTAAATAAGTCAGGGGCAGAGCATAGCAAGTGAAAAGATATAATCTTGCCAAGAGCCCGCACCGTGTATTCACATTATTTAACACGAAAAAGTATGCCGACCTTATAGGAAACTATAAGAACTAGGAGATAAAAAGCTCTTAGGATAACAATGTGGAATATCAGATGGAATCTCTAAAGATTTACGGTAAGCAACATCCTGAAACTGGACTCGATAAAAAAGTTAAGGGATGGATGTTCTCAGAAAAGATCGATATACAAGATCCTGTTACCGGCGTTCTCGAAAAGAAACATTTAAAACCGTTTATGGTAAATCAGTTATCTATTCTTATCGAACGTGGTAACTTAATTATGAGTCCTTACGATAACGTAATTTTTAAACAATTAATCGATTATCGTGTCGAAAAAATTACGGCGGCCGGTGTTCCTGTATATAATAGTAATAACGAACACTTTGTCGATGCGTTAGGACTTGCTTATTTAGCATTCGTAGAACATTTCCCTGAATTAACTAAACTTGTTAAAAAGGCGTCTCATAATATAGCATACTCTATCAATAGAGGATCTGTATTGCCGACATACGAAAAACGAGATTTAGATAATCCTTGGGAAGATAAAAAGAAAACGTATGAGTCTTCTGATGAAGCTTGGCGCAAGTTAGGCCCAGGCGAATCATTCGATCGTCCATCGAGAAGATTATCTCATACAAGAAATAAATTTAGTCGTACATTATTTTAGGAAAATATGGAAGACAATAATAAAATTATTTATCGTCCCGATATACAACCTAAGCGACATTATGAAAGTGACGCTACTTTTGAAAAAACTCCTTCTAGAGTGTTCAACGATCCTATTCCTTGGACACCATCAGAAGAAGTTAAGAAAAGTGAAGTCGATGAATTATTAGCCGATTTAAAGACGGTATATAATTTGTTACCATACTTTCCAATTCAGATTAGGCCAATTATCGAGACGATGATTGTAACAATTACGACCGATACGATTGTCCGTATTGATCCTCCAGATCCAGAAACACCTCTTCCTCCGGAGCCGGAAAATCCTGAACAATTTATTCCGGTCGAGCCTAAAGTTCCCGAGGTTCCAAAACCGGTTGCTCCTAAACCAGAACCTAATCATGACGATCCATTTGGATTTCCCGATGTTCCGATTGTCGATATTAAACAAGAGTCATCTGAAAAGATCGACAAACTTGTATATCGATGGACAAAGAGTAACTTAGTCCGTATTAAAAAACATTGGATCGATAAGTTAAAAGATTATCTTCAAGATTATTTATCTAAAATGTTTCATGCTGTACAATTATGTGGAGCTGAAGATTTAACGATATTATTATTAGTATTCGATGGTTTAGCCGTTAAAACTGTATCTGGTAAGAAATGTAAAGTAGCACATGACAGTATTGTTCGTAACGATTTAATGATTCGTGAAAAGGCTAAGATGATGGCTAAGCTATATGGAGCCGATGAATTAATTAAGTTCATGCGAGCAATCGAAGCGGCTGCGCAAACTCGTCAAGAATATTATAATCATGAATTTTTATCGTATTGTCCAACAATGTTAAGTCAATACGAAAATGATTTCTTACGAGAAAATCGTGCTGTATACGACCAGAAGTATGTTAATAGTGTATATCAATATAATAAATTATTGATGTCGTCGACAGAATTAACGAAAGACGTTTTCGATTTAACTGTTAATAGTGCATTTGCTAAAGGTGTTTTAATTAATAATGGTATTAATCCATTTGAAAAAACGCCGGAACCAGATCCAGTCTTTTATTTAAATAATTTAGCTCCTGATCCTGGTAAGGTTGGTGCTAACGGATTATCGAGTACCGGTAATTATGGTAACTTGAAACCTGGTTCATTATCTGATAGAATTATAAATGGTAGCGGAGGTACTGGAGTCATCGATACAGACTTTACAAAAGCAGTTGCATCTGGTTTGGTCGGTTCTACTATGGCAAATGGATCAGTTGGCTGCGTAGAATTCGCGACTAAGTTCGGTTCCTATTTCTCTAAATTCTTAGCCGATGAATTATCGAAAGGAACCGTTAACGTCGACGTATTGATGCAAAATGCTAGAGCTGCCGGATTACAACACGTGACTAGCGGAACACCGGCAAAAGGTGATATAATAGTATATTATAACGATGCCGAAGGTTATAACCATGTCGTTATTGCCGATGGGCAAGGCGGCTATTATGGCAATTCATCTTCACAAAATAAAGGTGTCCATGGTAGCGACTTCCACGAAATGGGTGGTTGGACAAATTATGCCGGGTTCATTTCATTACAAGGAAAGTAAATGAAAATATCAGATTTTTATGAGGCTGAACAGCCCAAAAAGAAAAAAGATTCTGTCCTTGGCAGAGCAGTTAGCACTGTCAAGGAGAATCTTATTAAAGCCAAGGCGATAGCTTTTGGTCAGTTTAATCGACGAGGATCTAATCCAGGTTCTCGCACATACGATTTAGAAAGAATTAAAAATGCAATTCTTACCGATTCATATTTATCGGTAGCAATTAGAAAATTCTCTCAGCTTATTACAAAAGCCGGGTATCAAATTAAATCTAAAAATGAAGTCGCAGCTGATTATATTAATGATAGATTGCGTATTATAGAATTCCGTTCTAAAATTCCTTTTTATGTTTTGATAACTTCTATTGCAAAAGACTTGTATACTTTCTCAAATTCGTATATAATTAAAACTAGAGATAATGATACGCAAAAATTTGGAGTTAAAGCAGATCAAATTTATAAAGGCGGTTCGATCTCTGGTTTATTCTTAGCAGATCCTTGCAATGTCACAGTGCAGCGAGGAGACGATGGAAGAATTGATCATTACCTAATCGATGGAGAAGAATATTCTCCGAACGATGTAATTCATTTGTACATCGATAAAATGAATAATGCCGAGTATGGCACCTCTAGAATGTTTACCGTTCTAGAGGATGCATCTATGCTGCGGAAAGCTGAAGGATTGGTTATGACGATATTATATCGTTTCGCCACTCCTATTTTGCATATAAAAGTAGGTAATACAGCCGAAGGTCAATATGCTACTCAAAAAGAAATTGACGACGCAAGAAATGCTTTCCAAGATATGCCTAATGACGGCTTTATCGTAACGAACGAAAGAACGACAATTACGTCTGTTACTCCCGATATGAAAGCTAACGATTTATTAAATTTCTTATCGTATATGGAGCAACGTATTTTTACCGGTCTCAATGCTTCAAAATCTTCGATGGGTCGAGGTGGTGGACAGTCCTCAGCCGACAATACGGAAGCATTAATGCATGACGAAGTAAAAGCGTTCCAGAATGTAATTTCTTCTTTTATCGAAAAATATTTATTTACTGAATTATTACTAGAAGGTGGATTTAATCCATTAACTAATAAAGACGATTATGTATTCTTCGACTTTAACGAAGTATCGATCGATACAAAAATTAAAGTTGAATCTCATACGATTCAAAAATATCAAGGTAACGTTATTACTCTTGATGAAGCTCGTCGTGAACTTGGCTTTGATAATGAAGTATCTGAAACGGATATGTATGCATTTAAAGTTACATTGGAATCTCAATTAGAACAAATCGATGCACAAGCAGATGCATCTATTAAAACGTCCAAAGAAACAATGCAATTACAACCGGCTCAACAAACAAGTAAAGACGGCTTAGACGAACGTAGTTTTAACGGGAAAAAGAAACAATCGACTCCGAATAAATATTTCTCGAACGATGCAAATCCTCAAAATCAAAATACAATTCAAGATAATCCGATTGCGAAAGAATTCGTAATGAAGGAATCTTTAGAAGATAATATTAAAGATTATGAGAAAAATTTTAGCGATATACACGCAAGTTACAATCGACTAGGTAATATATTGGCGAGTCGTGGCTCTACAAAGCCTGTAGTTACCGAACTCTTGAAAAAGTTAAATAAACATTTGACAGAGTCCGCAAGGCGTGGTGTTAACGATTCACATGCGAACAATAAAACTAATGGAAAGATAATTGATCCGATAGTCGATTCATTTGAAGACTATTCTTCAAAAAAAATTAATAAGATAGTCGAAGATTTAAAATCTGCGACAAAAAACAATAAAGATAAAATATACATCGATAATCAACTTTCGAAAACGGAATATCGATTAAGATTCTTATGTGATTATCTCACAAAGAAAGCTTACTGGTGGAATTACGTTCAACAATGTAAAACCGACGGTGTAAAAACAATCGAAATTCAATTCGAAAATAGCGATCATCAAAATGGCCGCATGACCCATTTCGATATCGATAAGATTACTATCGAAGATATTCCAGCTTACACTCCATATTGTAAGTGCTCAATTAAGCCTATAATGAAAGGATAAACATGGAATTCCGTGAATATCTTGGGTTTAATCCTGTAGACGTAAAAGAGTCCGCAGTCGCACACTCTCATTCTTTATCTAACAACGTTAAAGCTAAAGGATTAAAAGTGGAAATAGAAGCACTACATTTTTATCCGTATGCTACTCGTAATGATACACGTTATTACGAATCTGCAATGAGAGAGTCGTTGCATAAATGGACTTATCCTTATAACATTCCAGTTATTAAACATCATAACGACGAAGACGGTGAAACAATTGGTCGCGTTATTAATGCCGAGATTAAGGAATCTCAACGATTACCTGGTACGAAAGCATTAGTATTAACTGCCGATATTTTAACGCCTGACGCTCAAGAAGAAGTTAAAAATGGTTTGTTAGATACTGTAAGCATTGGCGCTCGCGGCGACGAAGTTCGTTGTTCTATTTGTGGACAAGATTTAGCGAACGATGGTCTATGTGAGCATGCTCGAGGAACTAAATATGACGGCGAGATGTGCTATTGGGATTTTAAGAAATTAGAACCTAAAGAGCTATCTTACGTTATTGTTCCATCTGATGCATATGCTAAGAATATTAAAGTATATGATGATAATGCAGAGCCGGCTCAAGTTGAACCGGTTCTTCCTATTAGCTCATTAGAAGGAGAACATGACGGCAATAAAATTGTCGTTAAAGAACACATGGAAAAAGAACCTAAAGTAATTCCAGCAGAAGTCGAAGCAAAAGAGTCTGCTGAAGTAACTCCAGCTCCTGCTGAAGAAACAGAAACTCCAGCTAAAGTTGAAGAACCTACTGAGGTTAAAGAATCCGAAGATACTAAATTCGAAGAATTGTCTGCTAAAGTTCAAGAGCTTATCGAAGCTAAAGAACAAGTAGAAAAAGATTATAAAAATTTAGCTTCTGATTTCTTAGCTTATAAAAATGAAGTTCGTGAACAACTTCAAGCTGTTGTATCTTCTAAAGAAGAATTGCAAGAAGCAATTGATTCTGTAAAAACTGTTAAAGAAGGTCTTGAAACTTTGCGCTCTGAAAGCGAAAAAGCTTTACAAGACAATGTAACAGCCGTTAAAGAATCCTTGGAAGAAAAAATTAAAACAATTGAACTTTCCACTTCCAAAGTCGAAGATCCTGTAAAGAAAACTGAGGTTAAGCCAGTTGTCGAAGTAACTGAATCCTTATCCGATCTTTACAAATATTTTAAATAATAAGGAGCTCTATTACAATGCCTAATTTTGATCTTAGTAAAGGCCCTAATCGCTTCACCACTGGTTCTAACGGTAAAGTATTCAAAGGCCTTGGCTTCAAAGCTTTCAATAATGAAGAACGTCGTGTAACACGTACTCAAGTTCGCTTGAACACTGCAAACCATGACACTTCTAACGTATCTTACTGGTTGGATTCTCGTTTGCCAGTTGCGTTCCGTTATAACTACGCTGAAATGTACAATCAATTGGTTATTCCAAAAGGTCGTATCGTAGCTGTAGATCCTGACGTAAAATCTGCAAAAGAAAATCCTGAAATTTTCTTAAACGTATTAACACTTGCTAACGGCGGTTCCCCTGTTCGTTTGCGTAAAGCTGGCGATACTTATAATGCTGCTACTGGTCTTGTTTCTCCTGTCGGCGTTGGTCAACCATTGGAAAACATCGATGTTGAATGGACTCCAGTAAATGCTGCAGCTTATACTGCTGACTTCTATCAACCATTTGCTGGTGGTAAAGGTCCTCGTGCTTTGGCTACTGATGCTGGTTTAGAAAAAGATAAAGTTACTGGTCTTTTAAAAGAAAATGGTAAACCATCTATGGCTCATCGTGCTGGCAACGTGCCTATTGGTATCATGTCCCGTAACGAAGCTACTCGTGATGAAAACGCTTGGAACGGTATGACTCCTGGTGCTATTAAAACTGATGTAATGGTAGAATTGCCTCATTTCTTATTTAAAGATAAAGCAGAGCAAAACCCTTGGGGTAGTGCTTATGGCGCATTCTTGCCTGGTGACCTAGTAAAATCTGATGAAAACGGCCGTGTCGTTAAATCTCCATTGTCCGACGAAACTCTTCTTGCTGCTATGACTCCTGCTGAAGTTGAATTTGAACGTCAACAAGTTATTGGTCAAGTACACGAAGTAAATCCTAACTTGGTTCCTGAAGGTTCCACTAAATGGATGAAATGGGCTATTGGCGATCAAGAAGAATTAGCTCAATATGCAGCTGATGGTTATGGTCGTTCTTACCGTCGTGGTGAAGATGTTTACGAAGATTATGCTTACTTCCGTGGCATGGACAACTACGAATATAATTCCTTGTATTCCAACCATGACTTGAACATGAATGCTTCCAATAACAAATTGGACATTTACGATTCTCGTATGGGTGCTAAATATGAATATATCGGTATTCCTGGCTTAACTGATGGCCGCAATGTTGCATCTACTGAACTCAAAGACGTTCTCGTAGGTCAAATGCATGCTGCTGAAGCTGGTAAAGAATACTTAGATTTCAACTTCCAAGTTCCAGATCGTTTTGTAAAACCTGGCACACTTCAAATTTCCATTAACGGTTCCGCTTACACTCCTGTAGTAAAAGGTGGTTTAATCGCTAATGCATTCGAAGTAGTTCACTATAATACAGAAGATAACTTGCTTCGTCTTAAAGTTGTAGATCGTGCTGCAGCTGACGCTATTATTAAGGCAGGTCCTAAGGAAACTGTTGATGTGAAAGTTTCTTATACTCGTGAAGGTCTTGCAGGTGTTCCAACATTTATGGATTGGGATGGCTGTGTAGGCGCAGTTAAAGTATTGTTGCAAAAATAATAGGAGTAACGCATAATAATGGCTATCAATATTAAAGAATTTTTGGAAGATGTTAATACGAAGCGTTCTGCTGCTGTTGAAGCTGCTAAAAAAGAAGGCTTGTCTCCAGAAAAAATTACAGAATCCGTAAAAAAATATGATATGATGAAAGATATGGTCGGCAAATTAAATAAACAAAACTTGTCCGACAAACATTTCTCCATCAAAGAAACAATTATGACAACAGACGTAGTTGATTTAGTTCCTCGTATCATCGAATCTAAAATGATCGAAGCTGAAGATACTCAATCTGTTATCTCTCCATTCTTCACTAAAGTTCAAGCTGGTAACACTAACGGTACTGTAGTAGTACCTATCATCGGTGAATTACAAGCTCACGAAGTTGCTGAAGGTGGCGCTTACAACGATGAAGCTGTAGAAATCAATACTTTGGAATACAATTCCATCGAAGTTCGTCCTAAAAAAATCGGTCTTAAAGTAACTCTTTCCGAAGAAGTTATCATGGACTCTTACTGGGACATCATGGAAGCTAACCTTTCCCGTATTGGTGGCGCTATGGCTCGTTATAAAGATGAATGGTGTGCTCGTGAATTCTCCGAACACGGCCATGTAGTATTCGATAATGCTTTGGCTGCTCAAAACCCAGACGCTGCTACAACAGGTCTTGGCGAAGATTCCTTGCCAAACAACACATTGTCCGTTGAAGACTTTATGTCTATGTGCTTAGCTTTGATGGCTAACGATAAGACACCTACAGACGTTATCATGCATCCACTTTGCTGGTTAGTATTCGCTCGTAACGCAATGGTAGGTCAAGGCTTAACATTCGGTGCTATGGGCGCTATGAATGTTAACCCATTCGGTACAACTCAAGGTACTGGTGGTTTCGCTGGTTTATCTAACAACATGGGCCCTCAACAATTCGTATTGAACGAATCTCAAGCACGTTTCAATTTGCCAATGCCAATTAACGTAATCTTGAGCCCACGTGTTAAATTCGACAAACAAAACAAAACATTTGATATGTATGTTATCGACCGCAACAACATTGGTGCGATCGTACAACGTGAAGACTTGTCCGTTGAAAAATGGACTAATCCTGAAATCGATGTTCGTATTATCAAAGCTAAAGAACGCTATGGTATCGGCATCATGGATAACGGTAAAGGTATCGCAGTTGCTAAAAATATTTCCGCAATGCCATCCTATCCACGTCCAACTGTTGTTCGTGTAACTGAATAATAGTAGTTAACTGGAGGAGCTTTTCGGAGCTCCTCCTTTTTAATTTAAATAAAAGGAATTTATATA